CATGAACATGCAGAAGACCATCCACGCCGTGCTTGAAGCCATCACCGAAGTGCTGGAGCAGACGACCACCAACGGCAACGTCACCAGCGAGAAGCTGCGCAAGGCACAAGCGGAGCTTGCGAAGAAGAAGACTACGGACACGGAGGAATGACGAAGGCCGAAAAAACTGGATACAAAAAACGAAAACCCGCCTGATTGCTGTTGACGAGGGGGGTTGACAAAGTGATTATGTCCCCGTTCGAAAAGAGATCGTAAGGAGTAGATCCCATGCTTGATGAAATGATTACCGTTGCTGTCGTCTCGGAAGATGGCACCGTCTCTGTCGAAGACATGCCCAACACGCTTGTCGAGTTTCAGACCAGAGTCGGTGGCTACATCGAGCCGGTCACGTTCAACTGGAACGGGCAGGAATGCACTGCCTACGTTGACGAGGAAGGACTCGTCAAGGGTAGGCCCATGAACGTCATGCTGTGTGCAATCGCAGGTCACCCGTTTCTGGTGGGCAACGGCGTGCTTTGTGGCGGAGTAGATCAGGACGGCAAGACCCTCGGTTTGCCCAAGACCTTTGCGAACGTGTTGCGGGGTCTTGGTAGTCAACTCGTTTCAGGGTGCGACCTCTCGGACACGCAGGCTGAGGCGTCTGGCTAATCCACCTGTCGATCTACTCTTTGCATCCCCCTTTCGGCACCAGTCAGCCGGGAGGGGGTTTTTCATATCATCTGTTGACAAACCTGTCGGCATCACCTAGAATAGTGACCACATCTGTGTGGTTCACAGAACAACCCAAACCTGAAGGAGATACACATGACGTTTGGAATCGTTGACTCTGCCGAAACCGTGAGCGTTCTGCTCGATCACGCCCAGCGCCTCTACCCGGTCCTCTGTCACTTCGAGGGCTGGGACGCTCCCAGCGAGATCGAGTGGGACACGGTCATGGAGGGCTGGTCCGAGAGCAACCCGGGCAGGGAAGCGTGGGATGCGCTCGAAGCGGAGATGTGCCGGGGCATGGACATGGCTGCGGCGGCGATCGCTGCCTCCGGCGTTGACATCAGCGACATCAGCGACACGCCGATGGTGTTCCAGCGCGGCGACCTCATCAAGTTCATCACCAAGCAGTTCCGCAAGGCGATCCTCGATCGCAAGTTCGAGGAGATGTTCAAGGCGGAGGGCACCGACAACTCTGACTAATGTAGGCGGAGGTGTCCGAGGCGCCCTCGGGACACTGACGCCGCAGGTGTGTGGGGGGCCGCGCATCCCACACACCTGCTTGTATACACGCGGAGTACTACTCACAAAGGAACAGGATGTCTTCTAAGAATCAGTTTTGCGTAGATTTCGATTGGATGGCTCACCAAGTGCGAACGCAGCGCCTGAGCGTCAGTGAGATTGCAAGAGCCGCAGGCGTATGCCGACACACCGTTCACAACATGATTACACACCCACAAGACGCGAACCCACGACTCAAGACTTGCAAGGCCGTGCAGTCATCGATCGAGAACCTCGTAGAGAAACTTGAGTCGGCACGACAAGAAGCATGACCATGACGTTGCCTATTAGCGCCATTCATTCGACCGACCTGACGGACAGTTGCCCGCGCCGCGTGCTTCTGCGTTGGGAAGGCAAGCTCCTGCCACACGCTCCAACCGCATTGGTGCGTGGGATGATTGCAGGTGCATCGTGCCAGTTCATGCACGAAACCAACACATGGGATGACGCTGCCGCCGCAGTGGCATGGGGGCTTGAACAAACCAAGCGTGACCTCATCCAAGACCGGCGCGAGATGACAGATGCGGTAGAGAAGAACCTCGACGAGATCCTCGAAGAGATTGAGAAGGTGGTTGAGCAGTATTCCCTGCGCTTTGCAGACAAGTTCTCGCAGACCGTCTTCATCGGTTGCGAAACACCTTGCAAAATGAAGCTGGGCGACACCGAGTTTGCAAGCCACACCGATTTGATTGTCCGGGATTCCGGAAACGCATTCGGTTATGGCAAGGACAGATTGCTGATCTTCGATTGGAAGTGGCGCAAGGACGCACCAACCAAGGCGTACTTGGCTCGCAACATGCAGTTTGCCATGTATTGGATCATGGCAAATCAAGGCGAGTTTCTGGTCGAAGAGTGGGCCGGGTATCGACCGATCCCCAATGCAACGGACGCTAAGGTAATATGGGTGCATCTGCCGCACCTGAAACCCTACGGCAGAAAAACAGTAGTCAAGGACGACGATGGCACGGAGCGCGAATACAAGAAAGGCGACACCCGGCCCACACATTCTGTCCTCCGGTATGCGAACTTCATGCCGGAACACCGAGACGCCGTGATCGCGGCGATTCAGAAACGAGTTGATATGTACAAGGCCGGTTTCTTCCCGGCCACCCCTGACCCGGCCAAGTGCCACCTGTGTGAAGCTGAGAGCTTCTGCCACCGATTCGACACCAGCCCACTTGAAGGAGATAACAATGGGTGAACTGATTTTTGCAGAAGAGGAAGAGCGGTTCATCAAGAACCGCTTTCGACTGACCGACGACCAACTGGAGGTCTTCCTGTGCGCTTCCAAGCGCTACGGGCTGAACCCCATCGCGAACCAGATCTACCCGCAGCTTCGCGGGAACAACATGACGATCACGACCGGCATCGATGGCTACAGGCTCATCGCTGACCGGACTGGCAAGTACGCAGGGAACGACGACCCGGTCTTCGACGACGAAGCCCAGCCCCGCAAGGCTACTGTGACCGTCTACAAGATCGTGGGCGGGCAGAGGTGCGGGTTCACGGCGACGGCACGCTGGGACCAGTACTTCCCCGGAGAGAAGCAGGGCTTCATGTGGAAGAAGATGCCCCACCTGATGCTGGGCAAGTGCGCAGAGGCCCTTGCTATTCGCAAGGCTTTCCCCGCAGAGCTTTCCGGGCTCTACACCCAAGAGGAGATGCAGCAGGCGTCTGCTCCTGACAACGGGCACACCGAGGTGGAGCCCCCGCGTCCACAGCGTGAGGTTCCTGAGGCCGCACCCGAGACGGAGGAGTCCAAGAACTGGAAGGCTCACCTGATTGAAGTGGTCAGGGAGTGGACTGGTCAGGACGACGTTCTCGGCATGTGCAAGCAGGTCTTGGAGTTTCATGGCTTCCCGACCGACGGGACCGCAACGAACGAGATGGCGAAGATTGCAGCCACAAGGTGCAAGCAGTTTTCGTCCGAGAGCAAGACGTTTGAAGAAGCGATTCTTCAGCCCAAGGATGAAGAAGTTTCACAGGACAATCACACCGAAGAAGAGGCACCGTGGTGAACGAATCAAAGGAAATCACAAAGGCTGTGCGTGAGCAGCAAATCGAGCAGCATGAATCGTGGTACGTCGGCATTCAGGACCAAGACACCGCGTTCAAGCTGTCAGCACTCGAAGATCACATCTTCGACGCAGAGGCCAAGGCCAAGTCGTCTTGGATCACAATGGGCTGGGCGTTGCGGAAGATCCGGGATGAGGATCTTTACAAGCCCAAGTACGCCACGTTTGCAGAGTACGTCGAGCATTCGCTCGGCTACAAGAAGTCGTGGGCCTATGAAGTCATCGACGCCAGCGAGGTGGCGAAGACTGTGCCAATCACTGCGACCGCTCAGGCCCGCGTCCTGACAGGGCTTGACCCCGAGGAGCAGGCCGATGTCTGGCAGAAGGCGGAGGACTTGGCGTTCGATGCGGGCAAGCGAGGCGTCACTGTCGAGACGCTGAAGCAGGCCAAGGGCGAGGTGATCCCTACGGAAGATCCGATTCCGACCCAGCCAAAGGAGTCGGAAGAAGAAGAGGACTCGCCGACTGACGGTCGTGCCTTCGTTCTGGAGGCGACCAAGACTCACCGCCAGTGGCTTCGCGAGTTCGCCGCTGCTGTGAAGAACGACATGGGCGCGTCGGAGGGCGCACACTGGTTCGATGCCGACCAGTTCGTTGCTAGTTTGCAAAATGCAGCGAGACTACTGAAACTGGCGGCACCCGAAGCCGATTGTCCTTACTGTGAGGGCAAGGGATGTGACAGTTGCAACCACCTTGGGTGGCTTCCGAAGGGTGTCTACGACGCCCTGCCCGACGACATGAAGGCCTGACATGGAAAACTACGATCCGCTTGATGTGCCGATTTCTGAAACGACCAGCCCGTCAATCGTGCTGATTGCACTTTCGAAGTGGATCGACACCATGAATACGCTTGACGCACACGGAAACGAGGGGCACCGAGAGGTGTTGGCGGTGCTCCTCAGGCTAGTAAAACTCTGGTCTGAGGACTTGCGTGACAATCCAAGCTACGAAGAGATGGGCAATCAGTTGATTGACCAAGTCATCGAAGCCATTGGCTACCGCAACCAGACACTTAGGAGATAAGAAGGAGATATAGGTGAAACTGAGGCCGTACCAGAAAGAGGCGGTTGCTGGTTGCATCGAGACATTACGGAAAGCGGCAAGCGCGGTGGTGGTCATGCCAACGGGGTGTGGCAAAACCATTGTGTTTGCCGAGGCGATTCGCATCGCGTCGAAGCGGTGCATGGTCATCGCCCACCGTGAGGAACTGATCCGGCAGGCTGCAAGCAAGGTTGAAGCTGTGACTGGGATCAAGCCCGCCATCGAGATGGCAGAGGAGCGATCCTACGAGCGAGACGAGCGGATGCGCAGCAAGGTGGTGGTTGCCAGTGTCCAGACACTCAACGCGAAGGCGTACTTGGGGCACAGGTACACCAAGTTCGACCCGCGTGACTTCTCCCTGCTCATCATCGACGAGGCGCACCATGCGGTTGCAAAGACGTATATGCGGGTTGTTGACTACTTCCGCATCAACGAGAACCTGAAGGTTCTGGGGGTGAGCGCAACACCTGACCGTGCTGACAAACTTGCACTGGGGCAGGTGTTCGACAAGGTCGCCTTCAAGTACGAGTTGGCTCAGTCCATCCGCGACGGGTGGCTTGTGCCCATCAAGCAGCGCATGGTTCGCGTGGAGTCGCTCGACTTCAACAAGGTCAACAAGGTGGCAGGTGACCTGAACCAGCGACAGTTGTCGGAGGTGATGGAGTACGAGAAGAACCTGCACGGCATAGCTACCCCGACCTTGGAGCTGACTGGCGACAAGAAGACGATCGTCTTTGCAAGCAGTGTCGCCCATGCCGACAGGCTGGCTGAGATCTTCAACAGGCACAAGCCTGCGTCTGCTCGCATGGTGTGTGGCAACACACCCAAGGACATTCGGGCTGGCATTGTTTCTGACTTTGCAGCAAACAAGTTCCAGTATCTGGTAAACGTCGGCATTGCAACCGAGGGCTTTGACGACCCCAGTGTTGCGGTGGTTGTGATGGCGCGTCCCTCATGCAGTCGCGCCCTTGTCGCACAGATGGTTGGCCGTGGGACTCGACCGCTGCCCAACCTAGTTGATGGCCTAGACACAGCCGAGGAGCGGTGTGCTGCAATCGCCAACAGTGCAAAGCCCCACTGCGAGGTCATCGACTTCGTCGGCAATAGCACCAAGCACAAGCTGGTGTACGCTGCTGACATTCTGGGTGGTGACATGACACGAGCAGCCGAGTTGGTGACACAGAAGCAGAAGGATGACGATGACTCGGCTGCGCCGGTAGACGTTCTTGCGCAGCTTGAGTGGGCAGAGGAGGAGTTGCAGCGCGAAGAGGCCGAGCGCAAGGCAATGCTTGAGCGGGAGAAGATCACTGCTACTGTCAAGTACAAGGCCAAGGATCTGAACCCATTCGATGTGTTGCAAATCTCGATGCCGAGCAAGATATGGATGGGCGCGAAGCCACTGACCGAAGGCCAGAAGTCCATGCTCACACGCAATGGGATCGAGGTCGCTAACGTGGACCACCACACACAGCGCGTGCTGTTCAAGGAGCTTGTCCGCAGGCGGAAAGAAAACCTGTGTACCTACAAGCAGGCAAAGCTGCTGAGGAAGCATGGCTATACCGGGAATGAGACATTTAGCGAAGCGAGCAAGATCATCGACCGGCTCGCTGCAAACAACTGGAGACGGGGATGACTGACTGGGACAGGGTGTCTGCAAACAACAAGTGCCCAATCTGCGGCAAAGGGCAGTGGTGCTTGGTTGCGAAGGACAAGAGCGCGATCATCTGCCCACGGGTCGAGGATGGCAGCAAGAAGTACATCGACGGCTCTGGGTACCTGCATGTTCTCAAGCCCGGGGTTTACAAGAAGCAGAACCCAGAGTGGAAGCAGGAGCTTCCAGAACACAACACAGTGCTGGCACAGCTTGCAAAGAAGCAGATTGCAGCGAGGACTGATGATAACCTTGGTGCCGTTGCCGCTGACCTGAAGGTGTCAGCCCCTTCGCTGAAGCGCATGTTCATGGGGTGGAGCGGAACGCACAACGGCGCGACGTTCCCGATGTTCCGCCACAAGCGCCGGGTGATCGGCATACGGATACGGACAATGACTGGCAAGAAGTTCGCCGTCAAGGGCAGCCGTCAGGGTCTGTTCCTGCCTGATGGGTGGAACGACAACCAAAAGAACGGCGTGCTGATTTGCGAGGGACCTACTGACACGGCGGCTGCGCTCGATCTGGGCTTCGACGCCATTGGTAGGCCATCCTGCCTTGGTGGGACACACCTGATCTCAGAGGCTGTCTCTGGGCGTCGTGTGGCAATCGTGGCTGACGACGACGGCCCGGGCATGGACGGCGCAAGGAAGCTACAGGCGCACCTAGAAAAGCTCTGTCCGGCATGTAAGATAATCGTGCCGCCGTGCAACGACATGCGTGAATGGGTTGCGTCGGGCGCAACTAAGCAGGACGTTGTCGATGTCATCAGAAGGCCAGCGTGAAGAGAATCCTGACGAGTGGGAAGCTGTGATCCCTTACGACCTGATAAGCCCGAACAGGCTCATGCGAATGCACTACCGAACCCGGTTGCGCGAGTTCGACAAGGTGCGGGATCTGTTGTGGTATTACGGTCGCCCGCTGCCAGAGTTCACACGCCCTGTTCGCCTGCAAATCACACGGCTCTGGGGCAAGAGGCAGCGAGCAATGGACCTTGACAACCTCTACGGATCTTGCAAGCATTTGATCGATGCGCTCAAGCGTCCGAAGGGCAGATCTCGCAAGGGGCTGTCGGTCATTTTGGACGACGACCCGTCGCACATTTTTCTCACGGTCGATCAAATAAAAGACGAAGATGGATTACGGCAAGTGAAGATCAGAATCACCCCCTACGATCCCCCAGATTTGCAGTAAACCATGTTCCCAAAGGGCATATCTCTTTCTAACCCCCGTCGCCCTTAGGGTGGCGGGCGGTTTTTTTGGTGAAGAATGGATAAGGCAACACACAACCCGTGGCAGATCGTGCAAACCATTGTTTTGGCTGCGACTGCTGCGGGCATTTTTCTAAATATCGGACGGCGTGATCGGGACATTGCCTACAACGCCGGTCAGATCAGCGAACTGAGAAGCATTTCGACAGACCTTGTGAAGTCGCAAGTTTTGGCTGAAGCGAACGACGCCACACACAGCAAGGTCTTAGACGAACTTAAGGAACGCATCAGCATCTTGGAGCAAAGGTAGACCTGTGGAGCAGATTATTGAGTTTGGGATGGGGCTGGCTGGTCCAGTACTGCTTGGCATCTTTGGTTTTCTTTGGCGCGTAAATAGCAAACTGAGCATGATTGAACAGCGTCTCAATGCACATGACGAGCGCATTGGGTCCAACGCACGGAAGTTGCAATCTCACTTTGAGAAAGCCTTCACAATCCGCAAGGACGTATAGGCTCACCATGAACTACATTCGTGGACTTCTGATTTTTTCAGCAGCTTGCATTACTGCCTGTCAGTATGCGCAACCTCTGCCGTCCATCAGTAGTCACGCTGTGGACTACGTTGACAAGGCCACACAGCACCCAGAAACCCTGTCTGTGTTGAGCGTGACTGGGGGCCTGTGCCTCGCAGCAGGGATGGTTCTGCTGGTCGTGACAAGCGGCAAGAAGGGTTGGTACCCTATTGTCGGTGGCATACTGCTGGTAATCCTGAACTACGCAGTGGCCCGCTACAGCGATTTCCTGTTCTACCCGCTGGTGGTGTTCACTGGCATGATTTCCGCCGCATGGACCTACAAGATCGTGCGACAAATCCTTTTGGAGAAAAAGAGCAAATGACTACTCTCGCTTCCCTTTCGAGTTTTCTTGGCACCTTTTGGTTCATCCTTCTTGTTGCTGTTGGCAGCTTTGGTGCTGGCATGGTTTTCAAGGCGCCGTTCCTGAGGCTCATCTCTGGCGGCAAGTGGTCGGGAGACTGATATGAAACTGGCAGTGGCTCTATTCTCGATAGCTGGATGGGTAGGAGAGGAGTCATTTGTCAGCTACACCGTCACACAGGACGGCCCGCGCACCGTGTATGCAGGGACAGCAGCATTCCATGTGACTAGCCCAATTGTCATGCGGTGCTTGCACCACGACTTCGAGGGTGAGTTTGCAACAGAACTGGGTGGCCCTTCGCATTCCGCGAATCCCGGCAAGCCCATTCTGCCATTTGACAGCGTGACTCAAAGCGAGAACACTGTCAGTGTTGAGTGGTGCATATTCCACTCGGAGTACCAAGTCTTGCCCTACAGCGTCCCCCGGCATTTCATCTTCTACAGCCTCAAATCTGAGTTTGGACCAGAAGATTTAGAAAAGTTGCTTGGAGATTGGGGTTCAGTTGATAGCCCGTGGGACTTGGACTTTGATGGGGTCGTTGGAGGAAGCGACCTCACAAAGCTACTTGCAGGATGGAACGGTGCATGAATGACCGACAGCGTGGGCCAGCCAGACAAAGGCCCCTCTTGGCGGTCATCTAGGCAGAAGCCCTTGAACCTCAAAAAGATAAAGCCAACCAACACTGAATTGTTTTCTGTGTTGCGCGGCTTTTGTGTGATAATCGAGGATATTGCCGAATATAGCCATATCGAAGGAGAAGACCACCAAGACCTCCTGTATGTCGCAAGCAACACGCGCAAGGTCTTGAACATCCTTGAGGCACAAGTAGGCAAGCAATGCTCAAAACAGGGCGGAAAAAAGCAAAGATAGCCGTCATCTCCTGCACCCACTCGCCATTCACGCCCGAAAAAACCCACGAGTGGATCTTGCAAGAGCTTTCCGGAATCCCGGACATTACGCATTTTGGGCACTTGGGTGACGTTTTTGAGGCGGGGGCAGCCTCAGTCCACGCCAACGAGTTCGAGCATTCTCTGGCAGACGAGTACGAACACGCACACAACTTCCTCCGATCCATTCGTGAGGTTCTCCCACCCAACACAATCCGCTGGATCAACACTGGCAACCATGACGACAACCTCATGTGCCAAGATCCAAGGCGTATACCCAAGGAACTGCGTGGGTTAGTGCATTGGAAGAACCACCCCGAGTATGGGGAGGAGTTCAACAACTGGCACTGGGTGCCATATGTCAAGTCGGCCCAAGGCGTTTACCGGGTCGGGCAGTGCCACTTCTACCACGGCTTCGACTGCTCGATGAACTCAGACGAACTTGAGGGATTGCAAATGGTTGGGGCCTGCGGCTGGATTCCTTTCAGCTTGACCGTGAGAGGCCATACGCACCGCCCAGTGCCGCCAACCCAATGCAAACGAACGTCCAAGATACCTCTACCATTCTGGTACTCCAATGTTGGAACCTGCGGGCCGCTTCAGCCCAATTACATGAAGCGAAAAGATACATCCCTGTGGGGATCCGCGATGCTGGTCATAGACTGCATCTGGGATAAACCAAGTCGGCTAAATGGGCGATGTTGGGAAGCAGAACTTAGGGAAATGCCATGAAATCTGCAGCACAGAAGATGCACGAAGAGGTCCGGAAGCATGTGGTATACTGGCAGACAGAGTTTGACATGGACAAATGGTCCGTGGCCGGGGTGATGTTCGATATTGCAATGGATATTCTGATGGTCATCGAAGTAGACGACGATGAAGAAGATGAGGAATAGACATGGCTAAAAAGAAGACGGCTAAGAAGTCTCCAGCGTGGACTCGAAAGGCTGGCAAAAATCCTGAAGGCGGACTAAACGCAAAGGGCAGGGCCAGTTACAAGCGACAGACTGGCGGAACCCTGAAGCCCCCTGTCAGCAAGAAGGCAGCGGCCAAAAGCCCCAAGAAGGCGGCTAGGCGCAAGAGCTTCTGTGCAAGGATGAAGGGCATGAAGGCAAAGAACACGGGCAGCAAGACGGCCCGTGACCCAAACTCCAGAATCAACAAGTCTCTTAGAAAGTGGGACTGCTAATGGCTAAGAGAGGCCTTTACGCCAACATCCACGCCAAGCGCAAGCGCATCAAGGCTGGATCAGGCGAGAAGATGAGAAAGCCGGGTACAAAGGGTGCCCCTACTAACGCTGCATTCAAAAAGTCAGCCAAGACTGCAAAGAAGAAAGGTCGTAAGTGATGCCCAGAGGCCCCGGAACCTACGGTAGTAAGCGCGGTCGTCCTGCGAAGAAGACGATGATGATGAAGAAGTCACAGAAGAAGAAGAAGACTATGGGTCGTGACGCCCGAAGCAGCGATCGTAGAGGTACTAAGTAATGGCAAAGCGATCAGTCAAGGGATCTGTCGGTAAGGCTAGAGTCAAGTCAGGCTCGCGTAAGGCCAAGGTGGGTAGCAGAAACACAGGTAGTCGCCGCAAGGCTAACGTATCTTTCGGCGGCGGTCGCGGCGGAGGTAAGTAAAGTGCCGTATACAAATGGACTTATTTGGGGACGCCCCGGTGGGGTTCTCGCAAAAGGATCGGGATCTGCGCCTTACGATGTGACGCAGGTTGATATCACGCAGGCGCAGCTTGAAGCTGACGAAGACAAGCTCATTCGCATCCCTTGTCATGGCGTTCAGTACATCTCTCTGACTTCACTTCTCACCAATGTTACTGGTGGGGTTGGCACCACCGCTGCTAAGTATTACTACTACGGCATGAATAGCATCGGTGAGCTTGGAACAACGCTAGAGCAGTCCGCAGACAGTGTGCATCAGATGATGAACCTGATGTACGCTGATCTTGCAAATGTCAGCAGTGGAGTTATTGCTGGTGTTCAGCGCACTTACACCGACACCGCTGGTGTTGAGTTTGTGACAGCTACTGGCGCTGGTGCCAACGCGGCAAACGGCGGAGAAGCGTCTGCGCTGATGAAAAAGATCCAAGTTTCGCAGGCATCCACCGCAGTGCTTAATCCTATCGAAGAGCCTCTCGATGTCGCTGGCTACTTCACAGACGTTATTTATCTTGGTGGGTACTTCCAAGAGATTCTGTGCGCATTTGACAGTGGCTCGCTTGCGCCAACCACGAAGTTCAACGTGTACGCAAACCGAGTCTATTATTGATGAGTCAGTACCGGGACAAGCCACACCACACCGAGAAGTACAAGAAGGAGCGGGCGCTTCGCAACAAGAATCGCCGCGCTGCTATGCGTGCTGGCTTGGTACACAAGGGCGATGGCAAGCACATCGACCACAAGGATGGCAACCCCCGGAACAACCGCAAGTCAAACCTTCGGGTCATCAGTGCAAAGGCCAACCGAAAGAAGCAGTAACCCTGCAAGGTGCATGAATGGGTGTGACTGTCGCAACAATCGAGAAGGAAGTGGCTTTCTTCCTTGGGTACGGCTACACGGCCACTGCTTCTGGTCAGCATGGCGATTTTCTCAACAACATCGCCTACCGAGCCATGCAGCAGTTCGTGATTCCCCCGGTCCTGCCCGGTGAAAACTCAGCGCACAAGTGGTCGTGGCTCAAAAGCACTGGGATCATTGCACTGCAAGCCCCTGTCACTTACTCGCAGGCGGCGGCGGCGGACTTCCTGATTCATTCCAACATTGCTGCGGATGACTGTCCTCAGGTTGCCAACGGAGTCGTGCGCCTCGGACTGGATACTTCAGCTATCGCCGCAGCATTCCCCGACTGGATTCATACGGGGGACGGGGGATCGGATCAGGTTGGGGCCGTCGTCGAAGTGGCGGGTATGGGTACCGGTGCCGATGGCTACCATATCCCGACCGCTGTGGCGAACGTCGGAACAACTGACTTCACCTTCACCCTTGCCGATACTGCCGTGAACATTGCAGAGTCGGAAGTCACCACTGTGACGAGTGGCGTTCAGAGTGGAGTCAGCTTCACGTTCTACAACGGCATGGCCCCGGGCGGAACGAGCTTCGGCGCAGTCGATGGCACCATGACCTACAACCTCAACTCTGGCATTGCCAGTGCGCAGGTCGTAAACATCGAGGCGCTGCGTGACCTGTTTGCAAACAAGCCAGTGCGGTCTGGCCCGCCCGAGTACGCAGCTTGGGATGAAGCACTTGCACGCTTCTTGTTCTACCCGCTGCCGGACAAGGCTTACACGCTCAGGTACAAGTACACCAAGGATGTCAACCTGAACGCCACTGGAACTGGCGGTGCGGATGACCTCGACGAGCTTATCCCGCAGAAGTACGAGGGAACCGTCGTCAATGGCGCACTTGCACTTGCAGAGCTTTATGCGCCTGAGGCCCCCAGCCGTGGTCGCTTCCAAGAAGTGTTCTCTGCACAACTGAGGGCCGCAGTATTCGAGGACAGGGCAAACCACCGCGTCGAATACTTTGGCAAGAACAACGACCGATCCGATTTTGCCGATATGCACGGACGCGAATCAGTCCGTGACATTGACGCCTATTACACCAACAGAGCCGGTACTCGCTACCCTAGTTAGAAAGGTTTTCCATGTCTGCTCACAACGCAGTTTTTAGTCTCGGTCAGGATCAGAAGGGCACCCTTCTTGACGGCGCTTTCCTGCTTATCAAGGAAGGCGCGGAGCCTGTTGATGGTGCTTCTGGCGACACCGGGTATGCCAAGGGCGCTCTTTGCATCAACATTGGCGGTGGTGCCAATGCGAACCTGTTCATCAACACGGGAACCTCGGCCAGCCCTGTCTGGAAGTACATCAGCCGCGAAAGTTGATAGACCATGCCACGCGGTAGGCAACCATTTCTTGCCCTACGTCCGTACTCTTCTGGGCTGGGCACATCAGAAGACACCCTGCAAGGCAATATGTCGATTGCAGGGAGCAGCTATC